GACTGCGTTAGCTGAAGTTGAAAGTAATGTTAAATTAGAACCAGTGATGCCATCAAATTCTACGTTAGCTGTGTTTGCTACGCTTTGACCAATACTTATTTGACCATTGGCTGCGTAAGTAATACCTGTACCTGCACTAAAATGTGCTCTAACTTCCGTAGCATTGGGTCCATTATATGTAATTACACCATTAGCGTAGGATAAGTTGCCATCTCCACCACTGTCAGTAACGCTTATAGTAGACTTCACTGTAGTTGCAAAATTAGAATCAGCAAATACGTTGGACCAACTAGTATTGGTTCCATCATTGGTTAAAAATTTACCAGTTGTGCCAGTTGATATTGATGCTACGCTACCACCGGCAGCTATAGTAGTCCAACTTAAATTATTTGATCCATCAGTAGTTAATACTTGACCGCCTGACCCACCGGTGATTATTAAATTACCAACACCACCTAATTTAAGTTTGTTGGTTGGGTAGTCTCCGCCATTGCCTAAACGATTGCCAGTCCAATTGACAAGCGTGTAGGCTGCAACACCGTTACCATCTCCTACAATAAGCTGACCAGTACGAATGTTTTGTATGTTGAATACGGTGTTTCCTGCTCCAGCTAGGGGTGCAAATATTTTTGTATTCGAAGGACCGTCTGGAACTCTGCTATTGATTAAAGATACTTCAGACAGTATTTCAGTTTGAGTAGTGAAGCTACCCTCAGGAATTTGAACTTTTACAGGATCATTACCAATATAAACTGAACTGCATATAGTACTGTTCTACACGCTTAAACCATATATCAGTATATTTGTCAAACTCAGAACCTTCTACTATGAATTCCTGATAAAGATTATCAGCAGAACACATAAAAATCACACCCTTACGTATCTTTGTGCCATGAACTTCGTTATGAGCATTAGCATAAGCAGTTAGTTGGACAAAGTAATCATCGATCCATTCACGTTTTTTAGGCTTGTTTGTCTGCTTATGATCCATGATAGCTTCAGCTCCATCATGTATGCCACATAAGTCAGTAGTACCTGCATAAATCTTTGGGAAGTATAACGGGACTTCTGTTCCCCAATATTCATTGCACTTGACAAGTCCTTGCGTAATGATAGACTGAGCCATTTGATGACTCTGAATACTGTATGGATTAGACCCGGGTTCTCCAGTAGCACCAGTCTTTATATAGTTCTCAAGCCACTTGTGCATACGTGTTCCACGACCAGCAGCCTCAGTAGTAATCTCTTGTGCTTTTTGTACACCGACCCGCTTACGCCAGTTTTGTAATGCTTGTTTAGATTCTTCTGATTTAGTTGCGTCTAGTATTGTAGTAACGCTTGGGAGCTTCTCACCATCGGGTGTTGCGTATCTACGCTTGCCATCGATTTCTACCCTGCTCATGGGTACATAGTTATATTTGTTTGGATTGTACATTATAGTCAATTATAGTTGATTATAGTACCGTTGTCAACTAGATTCGGAAACTTTCGCCACAACCACAACGGTCACGTTCGTTTGGGTTCTTGAATTCAAAACCCTCATTCAACCCATTGCGTACATAATCAACTGTCATGTTTTGTAAGTATACATCGTGTTTTAAATCTACTAGCACAACAAATTCTGGTTGCGCATAGTTTATCAATGATGTGTCATGTACGTATTCATCAACATATTCTAATACATATGCCAATCCACTACAGCCGGTAGTTTTCACACCAATGCGAATGCCCACTCCGCCTCGTTTCTCTAATAATTTTTTTATTTTGTTTTTAGATGTGTCAGTAAAGTTAATCACTGTATTTGCTTCTGCGCCATGCCTTGGCGTATCTTTTCATTTTCGTCTTGTGATTGATCTACTGCTGTATCTACATCACCTTCTTGACCCTTGAACGTAACGGTATCATCACTAATGTCAGCAATGATATTACTTAGGGGTTCTTTTTTAACCATGTCAAACAAATCAGCTTTGTCTAAGCTGATTCCGTTTTTGTTTAATATTGTTAGAAACTCGTCAGTGGTCATTGGCTCATTAATGGATTTAAGTTGGTTCGCTACCGCAACCAACTTAACTCTTAATGGATCAGCATCACTGAACTCAAACAAACGCATGTTTATCGCTTTGCACGACCAACTGATGGCATTGGTTCTTCTGTCTCTTCTGGAGGTAATTCGGCGGGCATTTCTTCGCCACCCATATCAGCACCCATATCAGAACTCATGTCTCCACCCATATCAGCACCCATTGCATCACCAGTCATATCGCCACCAGCTGGGCCCATACCACCAAAGCCTGCACCTTGACCTGTAATGATACCAACTGCGCCCTGTAAGCCTGTCTTGGATTGAGTGATAGCTGCCTGTAATGAAGTCAATGCTTCTGATACTTGACTACTGAATTGTTCACCTTCACTAGTACCAAACTCAGAATTAACACCATCAACGACTGCTGGCAATTCTTTAACTAACATATCTGATACTTGCTCAACCATCTTTTGCATTGTATCAACCATTTCTTGTGCGGCTAGAACAACTTGAGATTTCTCAACTTCTTCATTCTCTACAACAATGCGTTGGTTATACATTGGCATTGTACGTAGATCACCATAGTGATGCGTCAATGCTTGTTCCATGAATACAAGTTTCAAATAAGCAGGATTTTGTTCCCCACTCATTGACTTGCTTTTGGCTTCAGACATAAGACCTTTTACTTTGGTAAGCATTGTCTTAGTCTCATAAAGACCCAACTTTTCAACATTGAATGTGGTGTTGAAATGTTCTTTTAAAGCCTTTTTGGCTACGGTCATTGTTTTGTTATTAAATTCAGTAAGTTTCATAGTTATTCCCAGATTACTAATAAAGTATTTATCATTTTCTAAATTATTTTGAGGAATTTAGTTCAAATTGTCTATACTGCCAAGCCTTACACTTTTCAGTGTAGACGTTCATTTCCTTAGAAATTGAATGTTTTTTTATCTTATCTTCATTGATTTTGTTAAGGTACAGTAATCGCTTTTCTATATCTTTTGCCCTTTTACATAAATTTTCATGGGCTATCATGTTCTGTATTGTCCCGGATAACAACTTATCCAAATATAACACCCTAGCCGAATCGTTATAATTTTGACATTTATCTAATGTTGACCAAGTTACTGCATTCTTTAAATCCATAAACAAGTGTTCTGTGTAAGTATGTTTTTTTTCTAGCATGTAACCCATGCTAGTTTTTCTAATGATATATGTTCCAAACAAATTATAACTACCATCCTCGTCTTGGAATATCATCTTTCTTTCTAATATTGACATCTTTTCCTTATTAAGGATCTTGTTCAATATGTCGAATGTTTTAGGTTCATTGATTTTCATCTTTTAGCTCCTCAAAATATATATTACGCAATTCAGGACTTCCGTCTAAAAACGTTGGTAACTTGTTCCATTCAGTTCCTATTTGAATCATGGGTACTCCTTCGCAATCTGAATACAGATATCCAAAGTCATTTATTCCATCATCAAACACACTATGAAAATTCACAGTGAAATCAAATGTCCAACATGGATGAGGCTCTAATTCATCTTCAAATAGAAATCCAAATTTATCAAATTCTGAAAAAATTATATCAGAACGCACTGGATCAGTTATATTTTCAGGTTGACTTCTTAATGAAACAACTTGTAGTATGGTATCAAGATTACATTGTGTATTGCGTTGTTTCTGCCACTGCGGATCAGTATTAATAGAATTTCTTCTATTAGTTATACCAGTTTTGGTGATATCAAACAGTGTGTAGCATTTAATTTTTAACGACATACACTATTTATAGTGGTAAAAAAGCCCCTAAATATTAGAGGCTTTTTAAATCAAGTTTTAATTGATTAAGCTAGTTTGAAACCGTTGTTAGTAACAATTGCACCAGACAAGTCATATGCAGACGGTGTTCCAGAATTAATTGTACCTAGAGCACGGATAGCGGCTTGCAATGTTCCAGCTGTCCAGGCTGCTGTTGGATAAACAGCGATAGACATGTTGTTAGCTGATGCACTTGCATCTACTTGATAGAAGTGTGTTGTAGCCAATTGAGTGATACATGTGATAACTGCTTCAACAGCCTCACCGCTATCTAATTGACCAGCTGGGTCAGCACCCAAGTCGATACCGAAGAAGTCTAGCTTAGGACCAGAGAACATTACTGGAGTTCCAGTAGGGTTGCTACCTGAACCACCTAATGTGTCGATTGCAAATACTGGCTTTGTGTTGCCGTGAACTTTAGTTTGAGATGCCATGATAATTTTCCTTTAAAAGTTTGAGCTTCATATAGAAACTCATACTATTATTTATGCCAAAACAAAAAAATTAGTTCCTACCGGCGAGATTTTGGCGACTAAAACCCATTCTATTGACGATTTTAACACCGTGAGCAACGAATCCTTCTTGGCTTTGAGTACCATCTTGTAAGTTCAGTTAGTTTAGCACGAATTGGCTCTGACATTGGGCGAGTCTTAAAGAACTCATAGAAGTCGCCCACTAGATTGTTTAGATTACCCGAGACAATCTTTTTGTTGATATAAACTGTACACATTAATGGGAATGCTGTTTTAGTCCCCGGTGGTGGTTGTAGTATCCATTGATCGGCGGCGGCACCTTGTTGACTGATTACTTTTTGTACTTTAGCTATCTCAGCTTTATTAAGTTTTAATTTAGGTACGCTAGGCATTGCTGCCGGTACAATAGCAACATCTCCGCTATTCTTTAGTTGACCGATAGTACCGTTCAACAATTGAGCATATTGTACATTGTCTGCTTCGGCTGGAATATATTGATGCACTGCAATACCACCCACTTTACCAGCAATCAATTTTCCAATATCACTATTAGCTTCGATTGTATATGCAATACCATTAGGATTAGCTTTGAATTTAAACAATCCACCTTCATCTTGTAATGGTTGACTGAATAGTAAATCGCCCCAGTAAAAACCCTTGCCTGAGTAGGATTGTTGTAATCCTGGCCAGATTCTTGCAATGATGTTAACTAAATCACCACGCTGAATTCCACGTGCCTGGTCGTATGCGGCAAATGCTTGCGGACTAGTTACTCGACCAGATCCGTCTTTTTTGTTAAACATGTGCTTATCACATACAACAAATTTCCCGTCAATGCCTGTACCAAAAATCAATGCAGGATATCCGTCCCACTTAATAGTAATAGCGGCAGGTTGTTTAACTGTGTCTGCGATAGCTTGAAGTCCACGACTTGCTCCGGTACTGCCAGACTGAAATACCAAATCTTCAGGGTGCTCAACGTGTGCTTTAGTTAAGTCACCGTCTTCAACTATAGTATTGATGGCACTAATCTTATTAGTTAGTTCTCTTAACGATTCAGAAAAATTCATTATATTTTGCCCTGTTGTTTTAGCATAGACAATATTTTAGCATCAACTGGGTCAGCTGGATTCAATGTATTAGGTTGTCCCGGCGTACCTCCCAGAGATACCTGTACCGCCGGGGTAGGTTGTGTAGCTCCCGATTTAGTTGCGTATGCTTGATTAGGGTTATTTGGCTTTGCTACATTAACAGTAGATGAGGGTCCTGCCCCACTTGATTTAGTTAATTGACCAACCATATTATTCATTGGCCCTTTTGCCTTCATAGTTGAACCCAAGTTATTATATTTTCCAATAGCAGCCATTGCTTTAGCAATGCCCGGTTTATAATTTGCGGCAATTGCCTTATCAAGAGGTGCTTGTTGTTCTCCTGCATCCCATTTATTTTGTGCGAGATACTTATTAACCCAAGAACCTACGTCAAATGGTTCACCCCGTAGTCCAGTTGATGTTTGTTCGGCTGCTCCCATGTCCTTGAGAAATTTGTCCATAAAGAGTTGGTCTGTACGAGCAGAGATTTTTCCCTGTGTACTAAACTTATCGGCTATCCCTTTACCAGCAGACATTGCTTTTTGTTTAAGAGCACCCATCATTGACGATCCAGCTGATGGTTTTGCGGTTGGTTGTGCGGGTGCAGGTGCTGTAGCTTGATTTAAAGCATTCCAATCAGTACCGGAAGATGCTGGTTTAGTTGTTTGAGCTAGTTGTGCGGTCTGAGTTGGTTGAGTCGATTGTACGGGTTGAGTTGGCTGAACTTCCTGATCTAGTTCACTCGGTATATTTGCTTGAGGTGTCATGTACGGATTAGGACGATTACCTACATTAGTAGGAGCTACTGCGGGTGCGCTAGTTCCAGTAGACGCGGTTGGTTGAGCCGCCGGAGCAGTTGTTTTTTGAGCATTGGCATTTCGCCTTAACGCATTCATACTAGCCTGTTTACGACGGCTAGCTTTACCTTCATCTAATATGAATTCACTCGCTCTCATTGTCATTCTTTCTCAAACTTTTTGAGAATCTACCCTGGTCACGTGCTTTGATAGCACTTAACAATTTTCTCTCCAAAATTTGAGCTTTTTCGGAATCATAATGTTTATTAATCATTTCCAATAGATTAATAGCACTGGTAATGATGTTGTGGGCACGGCTTTCTATAACATGTTTAGTGTCACGATTTTGACCGAGAGCCTCTAATTCTTCCAACAGGCTACGAGTTTTTCTTTGCATATAAGTATAGATCCTACAAGTATTTATCTAA